AGTTATGTACCTACTGCAATTACTGTTGCAGATGAATCCTCAGACACTACTTGTTTTCCCTTGTTTACAACGGCAGCGACTGGGGATCTAGGTCCAAAGACAGCATCAGGATTAACTTTTAACTCAAGCACAGATGTATTGTCAGGTACTTTTGCAGGGAATATTACAGGCAATGTAACAGGTAATACTTCAGGCACATCAGGCTCTACCACAGGAAATGCAGCAACTGCAACAGCGTTAGAAACTGCAAGAAATATTGGTGGTGTATCTTTTAATGGTACAGCAAACATTGATCTGCCTGGTGTAAACTCAGCAGGTAATCAGAATACAAGTGGCACAGCAGCAACGGCAACTACATCAACAAATGTCACTGTAGCTGATGAGTCATCTGATACCACATGCTTTCCATTATTTGTTACAGCAGCAACAGGCGACCTTCCACCTAAATCAGGAAGCAATCTTGCTTTTAACTCAAGTTCAGGTGTTCTAACAGCAACTGGATTTGCAGGAGATTTAACAGGAGATGTAACAGGTAACGCATCAGGCAGTTCAGGTTCTTGCACAGGAAACTCAGCTACAGCAACCACATCTACAAATGTTACAGTTGCAGATGAAAGTAGCGATACAACATGTTTCCCATTGTTCGTTACGGCAGCAACAGGAAATTTAGCACCTAAGTCGGGTTCAAACCTTGCATTTAATTCAAGTAGTGGGATTTTGACTGCTACAGGTTTTGCAGGTGCATTGACAGGAAATGTTACAGGAAATGTTAGTGGTAGTTCAGGAAGTTGTACTGGAAATAGTGCTACAGCTACTTCAGCAGCAACCCTTACAACTGCTAGAAACATAGGTGGAGTTTCATTTAATGGATCTGCAAATATAGATTTACCAGGTGTAAATGCAGCAGGTTCGCAAAATACAAGTGGTACAGCAGCAGGACTATCATCAACACTTGTTGTTGGAAGTGGTGGTACTGGGGCAACAAGTTTAACAGCTAACGGAGTTATTATTGGTAATGGAACATCTGCTCTTACAGCAGTCGATCTATCTACCAAAGGAAAGATTTTAATAGGCGATGGTAGTGGTAATCCACAAGCATTAGCTGTAGGTACAAACAATTATGTTTTGACAGCAGATTCATCAGAAGCTACAGGTGTTAAATGGGCAGAAGCTAGTGGTGGTGGTGGTGGACTAGCATTAATATCAGCAGTAAATGAATATAATGCTTCAGGAAATACAACAAGTTATTCTTTTACTGGATTTGATTCAAGTTATGATAATTATTATGTAATTATTCATGGCATATCTCAACAAGGACAAGGTGATATACAAATGAGATTTTTAGATGATGGTTCTGCAATTACAGCATCAAATTATAGACAAAGTACATTAGGACTTCAACACAATAACTCAGAGAAAAGAATTACAACAGATGCAGCAGATAAATTTACACTTATTGAACAACAAAATAATGGAGATAAAGACCCAATGAATGGCTTTATGTATTTTAATAATCCTGCTGGTGGTAGATGGGATTCAGATTCTAATGATTCTAAAGGACAAATATCACCATCATTTGTTTATCAAATAGGTGGCGAGAGTAGTAGTGGTGTATCAAGAATAGCAATAGGTCATGGATATATTAATGACACACAAGCAAATACTTGTAATGGATTTCAATTAATATTTGCAGGTGGCACAGGTGCATCAAAAATTAACATGACAATTTATGGAGTTGTGAGGGCATAATGGTAGCAATAGTAGATAACAAAGGAACAATTACAACTAGAGAAGAAGATGCTAAAACTTTATCTGATATACAAGCAACTAAACAATGGTATATAGATAATGCTTATATTCTAGGAAGAACAGGAGATACTGGTAGTAACTTTTATGACTCAATAGTAAATCAACTTGATATGTTATATAAAGATATAGATGCTGGTAAATTAGGAGATACTGCTAAAACAGGCTTGTGGTATACACATATTAAATCAGTTAAAGATAACAACCCCAAAGGCTAGGAGAAATTAAATGGGATTAGAAACAGGAACATATATATCAGACTTAAATAGTTCAAACCCAGTAGCTGGTGATCCAGTTAATGAGGGTGATGACCATTTAAGACTTATAAAATCAACAGTCAAAGCAACTTTCCCTAGTGTTACTGGTGCAGTTACTTCAACGCACACAGAATTAAATTTACTAGATGGTGTTACAGCAAATACAACAGAATTAAATTATGTAGATATAACTACCCTCGGCACAGCAGAAGCATCTAAAGCAGTAACAGTCGATGCTAGTAAAGATTCAACAGGTATTAGAAATTTAACTATATCTGGAACTTTAACTATAGGATCTAACACAGCAACAACTTTACAAGCTGTATATCCAGTAGGTTCTATTTATATAAATGCAGCAGTATCTACTAATCCTGGGACATTATTAGGTTTTGGTACTTGGGCAGCTTTTGGAGCTGGTCGAGTTATAGTAGGTTTAAATGGATCAGATAGTGATTTTGATACAGCACAAGAAACTGGTGGTGCTAAAACACATACATTGACTATAGATGAAATGCCATCTCATAATCACAGCGTAACAATGAGTACAAGTGATACTGATAATAATAATTTATCAGAAGGCGATACATCAGGAACTTCTAGTTTTACTACATCTTCAACAGGTGGTGGTTCAGCACACAATAACTTACAACCTTATATCGTTGCATACATGTGGAGAAGAACTGCGTAATGGCAACTCTTCAAGTATTAAATCCGAAAGGAATGATTAAAGATACAAATGATACAGCATTGCCTAATGAGTATTTTTCACATACACAAAATGCTAGGTTTGAAGATAACGCAGCTAAAAAAGTATTAGGTCAAGATCAAGTCTTTGGAACACCTACAGTAGCTCCTTATTTTGCTTTAAATTGGTCTACAGGTGCTAATAACTATTGGTTCTATGCAGGGTCAGCTAAAATATACAGATACAATGGCTCTAGTCATGAAGATTTTACAAGAACATCAGGTGGAGATTATTCTACTAATTTAACTGCTTCAGGCAACTGGACTGGTTCTATATTTAATGGACTAGCTATTTTAAATAACGGAGTAGATGACCCACAATGTTTAGCTACAACAGGTGCTAGTAAGTTTACAGATTTAACCAACTGGCCAGCAAGTACAACTTGTAAAGTAATAAGACCTTTTGGTAATTACTTAATAGCTTTAAACATGACTGAATCTTCTACCAATCTTCCTAATAAAGTTAGATGGGGAGATGCAGCAGAAAACCTTACACTACCTAGTTCTTGGACAGCATCTAGCACAAACGATGCAGGTTCTGCAACAGTAGGTGATGCAGGTGAATTTATTGTAGATGGGTTTCCACTTAAACAATCTTTTATAATATATAAAGAAAACACTACATACATTATGACTTTTACTGGTGGTAATTTAGTATTTGACATTAAAAAACTATTTGATGACTCAGGTGTTTTATCAAGAAACTGTGTAGCAGAATTTAATGGTAAACATTTTGTAGTAACTAATGGTGATCTTATTGTTCATAATGGTGTATCTAAAGAATCTGTTGCTAGTACAGTTGTTAAAAGAACTTTGTTTGAAGAAATAGACAGCACTAATTATGCAAACATATTTGTAACACATAATAAACAAAAAAATGAAATATGGGTATCTTATCCAACAGTAGGATCAACTTATTGCAATAAAGCCTTAATATGGAATTACAATACCAACTCATTTAGTTTTAGAGAATTGCCTGATATTTTACATATAGCATTAGGCATAGTAAATCCTGGTGTATCAGCAGTTGTATGGTCAGGTCAATCACAAAGTTGGGAAGCCTACAGCACTACAGAAAACTGGGGGCAAAGAAACTATAATCCTACAGAAACCAGTATCTTAATGTCTAGCACAGGAGATACTAAGCTGTATAGAGGAGATAATGGGTTTGATTTTGCTGGGGATAACTTTACTATGATCTTAGAGAGAAAAGGATTAACTCTTGATGGTAATACTAATACTGTAAAACAAGTAAGAAAGATTACCCCAAGATTTTCTAGCACAGGTTCTGCTGAAGTATTTGTAGGAAGTTCTATGACTCCTGATGGTACATACACATACAAAACACAACAAACCATAAACCCTGACACACAAAACAAAGTAGATGCTAGAGCCACAGGCAAGTACATAGCTATTAAGTTTCAAAACACAACAGCTACAACTTTTGAATTAAACGGATATGATATAGAATATGAGGTAATAGGAGAACGCTAAATGTCACAAGCACCTAAATATACGCCTAATCCAGTACCTGATAATCCTGAAGATTTACCACAATATTTATTACAAGAATTTCAAAAAATACAAGCAGCATTAGAAGAAAATCCTACTACTTTTATAGAGGTTAAAAATGTAGCTCCAAGCAGAATAAAGCAAGGAGATATAGTATATGGAGATGGTTCTAATTTTAACCCTGGTAGTGGCGAAGGAATATACTTTAGAAATGCAGCAGGAAGTTGGGTAAAACTAGGGTGAATTTATATATATCAGGTATACCATCGGATAGAATTAATGAGGTTTGGGAAGACTGCGAACCTTATATAGAAATGGGTAATGGTAAAAGTAGAGATGAAATGTCTGTTGAAGATATCTACAAAAGATTATCAGAAGCTCGTATGCAACTTTGGTTAGTTTTTAATGAAGATAGAGAAATAATATCAGTTTTAACTACAGAGATCATAGACTACCCAAGAAAAACTGTATGCAGAATAGTTACTTTAGGAGGTAAAGATTTAGACATATGGGTGCAAGATTGGTTAGAAACCATAGAAGCATGGGCATTAGAGAATGACTGTGT